GCAAACCAGGGCACAACCTTGCCGAGCAGATCATTCCTGGCGAAGTTCGAGACGTAGGTGAGGCGGAACGTGCCGAGCTTGAACGCGGCGAGAACGCCGAGGACGAAGTCCGCCGCGATCAGGCTGATGACGACGGCGAGCTGCTTGTCGTGCGCGAAGCTCGAGATGATGGCTGTGATGTTCATGGTTCCTTTCCTAGATTGCCCGCACGATTGTGCGGAAGTCGGACGCGAGGCTCGTGTCCGTGAGGTACGCCCATGGGAAGCGGCAGTAGCCGCCGATGCCCCAGTTGCTCCCCCAACTGTTGCGGACGAGGGCGTGATCTGGGTCGTCTGAGAGGTAGCCGACGATGAGCATTTCGTGCCCGCCGATCCTGCCGCCGAGAGGCATCCCTACGATCCCCGTGGTCTCGGTGTAGACGCTCTCAAAGTTGGCGTAGACGTCGAATCCGAACGCGACGGTCTGGTTGTTCGAGAGGACGGCCTTGATCTGGTCGACGCCCTGGGGGACGAGCGCGTAGGGCTTGGCGAGCTTGTACCGCTTATACCCGCTGGGCGGCGGCCCTTCGTAGGTGCTGATGTCGTAGGCCCAGCGTTCTTCGAGGAGGACGCCCGTGTTCTGCGCGAAGCGGAAGCCGTCGCGGCCGTAGGCGCCGGTGTCGCCTTGGCCGAGTTCGCCTTCGAGGGCGCGCTCTCCGTAATACAAATCCAACCTCGAGCGGCGCCTGGCGCGACGCGGCGGGTCAAGGCCGGCGAGATCCAGCGACAGGTCGAACTGGAGCGCCGCGCAGACCGCGTTCGCGGTACACGAGCCCAAAGCTCCTTGATCGAACACCAAAGGCATCGGACCCCTGCGCAGGTCGACTTCGCGGAGGATCGTGTCCGGCGGCTCCGCCAGCTTATCCCGGTCATCCGGCGGGCTCTTGCGGAATCCGTAGGCTCGTTTCATGCGGCATCCTTTGGTCGCGGATGCGTCTTCACGTACTGGTCGAACTCGGCGTGGTTGGCGAGGCTCAACCCCATCTCTTTCATGCCGAACTTGATCCACTCGCCCATCCACCGCTCGTCAACCTCAACAGTGACGGCTGGCGGCGGCGTCTGGGGCTTCTCGGCCATCACGATCACTGCTTGTTGGCTGCTCGTCTGATCGTGATGCCGTGCTTGAACGTGTGCGTCTGCAGGTAGTGGATCAACCCACGTTTGCGGCGGAACACCTTCTTGTGACCAGTCGCGCTCGTCGTCGCGACCCACCTGGGTAGCCGCGCCGGCGCTGGTTGTGGCGCTGGTCCGCTCGCGTAGGTGACGCCTGGGATCTTCCAGAATGCGCGCACCGATGAGAGCGGCATGACGTGTTCGGTGACGGCGTCAGCCCAGTTCCCGTCAATCGACATGAGCGTCCCCGCTCGCATGTTCACCGAAGCGACGATGCCGGTGTGTCCAGAGCCGATGTTGTAGTCGACGACCATGCCCGGCTCGACGCTCGCCGCTGCGATCCACGGCTTGTGGTGGTCGGCGAGGTCGTGTGCGCCTGCGCCGTTGTAGGCGAGCGGCACGTCGCACGCGAGCGCCATCCTGCAGACGAACGCGGCGCACCACGGCCACCCCGTCCCGGCGAGGAACGTCGCATGCTGGCAGAGCACGACGAACGTGCCGGTGTTCGACCCCATCGGGTCTTCGTGCTTGCCGATGTTCATTTTCGCGCGGTCTACGATCTGGGTGCCAGTGGTCATGGTTCTCCCCTAGTGGGTTGCGATGAATCCGGCGACGGCGAGGCCGACGAAGATGAGCGTGAAGATCAAGCCGACGACGGTGAGGACGATGCCGGCGGTGAGGCTGATTCCCTGCGACCGGCCTTGCTGGCTGGTCACGTAATCGCCGAGTGGTTTGACGATTGCCTCAAGCTTCGCGGTCGCCGCGATCAGGTCGCCCTTCGACGCGTAGAGGCCGCGTTCCGAGTTGATCTGCTCGCGCAACTCGTTCGCCTTCTCGTCCTTGTACGTCTGGATCTCCCTAGCCAACCCGAGCGCCGCCTTGTCCGCCTCCTCCTTGATCTTCAACGCCTTCTCACGCTCCACCGCGACTTCGGCGAGGCGCCGGTCATTCATCGCACCGACCTCGCGGTAGCGGAGGTCGCGCTCAGCCGCGAACATGTGGTCGGCTTGGCGGAGGCGTTCGTCTGCTTGGCGGAGCGCGAAGAAGTAGTCGCGGAGTGAAACATCTGTACCGGTGCTCGAGCCGGCCGCTGGCTCGGTCGTCGTCGAGGCGCCACCCCCATCCTGCTCGGGTGTCTTGGTTGCCACCGACTCCTCCTCCTATCGTGGTGTCCACCGGTGTCTGGAGCCGGTTCCGCTTGGTGGTGGCGGGTTGAACGGGATCACCTGGACGCGCGCGTCTGGTGTGATCGTGGTGACCTGCTCGGCGGTACTCGCCCATCGCACCGGCCACACATCCCAGTACGTGCAGGCGACCTTGGTAGTGGTCGCGGTAGAGCCGGTGTTGAGGGCGCAGCCAAACCCGGCGGCGCTGACACCTGGCGGGCCGGTGAGGACGGTCGGGCTGGTGAGGAGCGAGAGGCTCGTGAGCAGGCCGGTGAGGCCGCTCGAGTCCGTCGCTGATACCTGGTAGGGGACGGGCTGCGGCGGTGGCGCGGACGAGTCCCAGACGTACGCGTTCAGCGTGGTCGGTGAGAGGCCGGTGCAGGTGGCGAGGATCGTGTAATCGTTCGCGGTCTGCACGGTCAGGCCGGGCACCGTCACGAACGCCTTCAAGGTGGTGAGGACGCCGGCGAGGTTCATCTCCCAGCGGATCTGGATCGTCCCCGCCGGGTTGAGCGCGACGCGGGCGCGGTAGAAGTTGTTCGTGTCGACGTAGCCGACGTACACATCGAACGCGGTATAGCTGCCGACGGGGAGCGTGTCGGTTTGCATGGTCGCGGTCGCGTACTGGTCGAACATCGAGACGCCGGCGAGGACGGCGCGTTTCACCTGCACGGCGGTCAACGCGATCACCGCGGCGCCGCCGGTGACCGAGAAGTCAGCGGCTGTGCCGAGCAGCGTGTACGTCCCGCCGAAGTCCGACGTGCCGAGCCCGCCCGCGCCGACCGAACGGGTGAACGTGTCATAGGCGTCCTTGTAATCGACTGAGACTGCGGTGCTGAGCAAGGCGTCACCGGTCGCTGTGTGGACTGCGACGCCGGCGCCACCCGCAGGCGTCGCGATCCGCGCGACCGGCAACCCACCCTGGATGCTGACGTAGTCACCGCCGGGCGGCGGGCCGAGCTGGTAGCGCGTCCCCGCGACGACGTTCGGATGGTTATCCCACGACGCGTAGGCGGGCTGGCCGCCAGCGGCGGCGTGCTGCGTCGGCCGCACCTGGCTGTAGTGATTCGTGTTCGAGTCGGGCTCGACCCAGTCCGCGATATTCCCCGCATCCGGCACGCCATACCAGCTCGTCGCGCTGAGCGTCCCCTGCCATGAGGTGAAGTTGAGCGGCGTGTCATCCTCGTGGACGTGCCCGGTGGGGAGGCCGAGGACGGTGCCGGGGTTCCCCGCGTTCGGCTGGGGACTCGTCCGCGCGCCGAAGCGGAGCGACTGGAGGCTCACGCCGCCGGTGATCTCGTTCCCGAAGCCCTTCACGTTCACGCGGTTGAAGTTATGACTGCCGACGTCATAGTCGAAGAACATCAGGCAGGCGCGGCTGCCAGCGGTGAGCGCGGATGGCGTCGCGTCGTCGCCGCGTTGCACGGTGAACGTCGTCGCCGTGACAGCGTTGATCGTCCACCCGCCATAGAAGTTACTGCCCGCGCTCGCCGCGAGGCTCGGGTTCCAGACGCAGACAGGATCCCCGACGTTCAACGTGTGCGTAGCGGTCGTCCCAGACGAGCCTGCGATCGTCGTGTAGACGTAGTTCCCACCGCTCACCACCGCGCCCGAGACGCCCCAGAACTGCGTCTGGTTCTCGACGTTCGCCTCGCGCTGGAACATGAACCCGTCGTACTCGGTCGACCCGGTGAAGTCCTCAACCCAGATGTCGCCGCAACCACCCGACGTTTGGAAGAGGTCGGCGTGGACTTGGCTGGTCTGGCCGACGAGCTTCTCGACGACGCACGTCTTGATCTGCACGGTGCGAGGCATCGACCCGGCCGGGTTCGAGCGGCTCGTGCCGGGTGGCTTGTGCGTCTTGAACCCGTCGCACTGCAGCCGGTTATTGTCGAGATGAACGACGCCGAAATGGATGATCCCGCCGGGGTCTCCGCCCTGCATGTAGACCATCTCGTTATCGGGCGCGGTGGTGAGCGGCGTCGCCGCCGCGTACTTGAGCAAGAGCTTCGGGACGTAGACGTTCCGGCCGCCGACGATCTTCAACTGGCGCGTCCGCGTCACTGGGCAGTTCAGGATGTAGTCCGTCCCCGACGCGAGGGCGGGCGCCCAGATGATGTTCGGGTTCGGGTCGGTCAGGCTGGTGGCGCCTGTCATGTCTGGCGGGCCGAGCGGGAACTGCTGCGGCCCCGCGGCGCTACCCGTGCTGGTGAGTTGGACGAGCGCCGCCGACGTTGCGGGCTGGAACGTGACCACCATCCCGACGTAGTCCGCGAGCGCGCTGATCGTGCAGCCAGTGTTCGCCGCGCCCGTGCCAGCGACGATCTTCTGGTAGAAGCCGCTGCGCTCCGCCGCTCCGCCGCCCGTGGATTGGCCGACCTCGGCTACCTGGGTATACGAGTTCGTCGGCGTGGTCTGCGCGTTCACGTTCTTGCAGACGATGAAGCCGACCTGGAGCTCGTTCGCCACCGCCAGCGTGCCCGTCGTCCCCGTGACGAGCGCGGTGGCGTTCCCGTTCGCCGTCGCTGAAACATCTGGACCGGCCGTGAGGTGGACGCCCGTGTACTCGACGAGGTGAATCGTCGCGTGATGGCTCGCGCTCAATGTGAGCGTCACATTGCCGGACTGCGCCGCGGCGTTCTGCTTGTAGTAGATCGCCCCTTTCGGTTGATCGCCCCTTTGAGTTGGCCCTGCCCAGCCGTCAACCGCTCGACGGGCGTCCCGGTGAGAAGCGTCCACGATCCGCTGCCACCGGCGATCGACTGGGTGACGGTGCTGGCTTCCTCGTTCCAGCCGACGCACGCGAGGAGCAGCGACCCCGCGGTCGTCGTCGAGCCCCACGCGAGGACGTGTGATGTGGCCTTCGCGCTGGACGCGTACGACGCGATCTGGGCGCGCGCGATCGCCATCTAGTCGAACGTCACCACGATCGTGCCCACCGCAAAGCTTGCAGCTTGTCCGGTGCTGATGGGTTGGACGGTGGCGGCGTCGATCGCGCCCCACACCACGACGGTACCCGCGCCATACGTGCCCGACGTGGTGAGGGCCCAGAAGGTTGGCGTACCCCACGAGCCGGTAGCGGTTGCCGTCGTGATGACGACGTTGTTCGAGAACTTGCCTTTGATGGTGCCGTCCTCGGGCCAGTTCGTCGCATTCATCGTCACCGACGTCCGGATGTACGTGTTCGCGTTGGGGATCTCCGTGAACGTCGTGTCATCCACCGGCGCGACACCGAGCGCCAGGAACAGCGGCGACCCGCTCGTGTACGTCGTGTTCTGGAGGACGGCTTTCCCGAGCGCGGTTTCGACGGTATCCGATGCGCTACCCATAGTGTCTCCTTAGCGGTTTCGTGAGGTGTCAGCGCGGTGCGACAAGCGGGCGAGGTTCCGGTCGAGCCGCGCGCTCGCGGGAGTGTTCACGGTGAGCACGAGCGTCTCCGGCGTCGACCCGCTCCGCGCCGAGTACGTCATCGCCGTGACACGCCCCGACTTCGCGCCCTTCGCGTCGACGATCCGGATCACACCGGGCCGCACCATCGATAGCTTCGTGAGCCTGCCGCCACCCGGGTACTCGATACTCCCAGGCCGATCACCGTAGAGCGTCAACGTCCCTGCGAGCGATGGTTGGCGGAGGCCGATGATGTACTGCTGCGCCAAGGTCTGCGCCGTCTGCGCGCTCACCGCCGGCGTGATCTGCCACTCGACCGCGGTATGCCGCCCCTGCTCGTACATCCGGTTCTCCGTCGTGTTGTCCTCGACGTAGACAGACTGGCTGGTGCCCTTCCGCGTCGTGTAATCGACATAGACCGCCTGCTCGAGCTGGTCCGGCTCCGACGACGGCTCCCAGACAGCGCCCCGCGAGAGGCGGATGTGATAGTCCGGCTCGCCCAGGTCCGCCCACGGCTCGTACCGCAACTCTGGGGGCTGGCGTGGCCAGTACTGGATCGTCGTGTTCCCACCCGTCACGAACGCTGATGCGGGGATATTCCGCGTGGGCTGGTACATGCCGACGCGGTACCCGTCCAGGCTCGTCATCATCTCGAGGATCTCCTGTGGTGTCGACCAGTCCGGGTATGCGAAGCCGTCAGCGCTGAGCGCGCTCTGCTGGATGTTTCCCTGGATCATCCCGCCGACCGTCGCCGCGTTCTCCTCCTGCAAATAGTTGTCGATGTCCTTCGTCTGCGCGGCTTCGACCCAGATATCGCGGACGATGTCGGTCGTCGACGGCGAGTGGCTGAGCGTGATCCGCGACGCATCGACCGTCACACTGATCGCCCTAGTCGACACGTTGAAGCGCTTCACCTTCACCGTCACGTCATTCGCCATCTGGTTGACGTCAGACGCGGCCCATAGGCCGATGCGGAAGCAGCGGTACCCGACGATGCTCGGCCACGCGGTCACGTTCTCGCCGCCATGCGTCCCATCCGCCGTCTCGATCCTGTCACCCGTTAACTGGAACGTCTGCAAGAGCCGCGGCGTCTGATCCCCCGGCCGCTCAAGGCCATAGATCCTGACCTCGAACGCTGTCCCCTCGAAGTTCCCACCGAGGCTCACATCCCACCCAGTGAGCCGCTTCTGGTCGCGTGGCCCCGTGATCTCGCCGAACAGGAAGTAGTCCCCGGCGACGTGCGACCCAGCCGGGTAGAGCGGCCCCGAGTTCGGCGCCTGCCCCGCCGGGAAGCTCAGGGTGAGGTCACCGTTCCCATCCGTGCCCATCTGCCCACTCGCGCGGTTATCCGGCGCCGGCGTCAACCCGGTTAGGTCATTGTCGCCCCACACCTCGCGCATCCACGTCTCCGCAGTCTGCTTGTACGAGCCGTCGCAGACGCACAGGACGTCGCCGTTCGGCATGAGCGTCGGCTTTACGAGTAGCCCGAAGAACGCTGTACTGAGGCCGTCGAAGACCCAGATCACGTTCGGCTGTTCCCGTGACCCGTACTGCTCGAGCGCTAGGCGCGAGCGCTGCGCCGGGATCACGAAGGACGCGCCCAGCCACCCACCCGGCAGCGCCGTATCAACGACGAACCCCGTGACAACGGGGATGCGTAGGCATGGCGCGAACGTCTCCCACGCGACCGGGAGCGTCTGCGCGCGGACCCTGCGCTGCACGAGGAGCGCCGAGTACGCGCTCACGCTAGTCCTATGAAGCGCGGAGTAACGGTCGCGTATACGTCGACGTTCTCGGGCGCGTACCCCGCACCAGCGTTCATGTTCCCCATGTACTGCTGACTCGTGTAGACGTAGACGCGGCTCGAGCCGAGGATGCGGAGCTGCGCGCCCTGCACGACCCCGCCAGCCGCGTTCCCGCTGCTGTCGTAGACCTGGTCAGTCTCAAGCTGCACCGTCGCAGCAGCCGCGGCGAGCGTCTTACCCGTATCACTCGTCTCCACCACGACCGTCGAATCGTCGGGCAGGAACAGGGCTTCTGCGAAGTACGTCGCCCCGCTATTCACGTCATTCCCCCGCGCATCGACGAACACCGTCGTCGTCGTCGACCCAGCACCAAGCGACCCCACCTCCGACACAGGGATCATGAAGCCGCCCATATCAGCGACGAACGGTTGGATCGTCACCGCGTTCAACGCGGGCGGCGTGCGCCACTCACCGACGACCTCGGTCGACCCGGTGACGACACGGACGCGGAAACTCGACGGCGCGCTGCTCGCAGTGCCGAGCACCTGCGTATTTCGGAGCATGATCCGGAACCTGCGGTCGGTTGGCAGCACGGGCGTCGTGAACGAGGCGACCGCGAGGATCGTCGTCGCATCCGCGGGGAAGGCTTGGAAGAGGCTCCCACCGAGCGACCCGTTCGCACCCGCACTCCACGCTGTCGCGAGCTTGTTGATCACCCAGGTGATGTTGCCACTGACGACGGCGGCGGTGAGCGAGCGGATCGCGCTCGCGCTCCTGTTCTTCACGAAGAGGATCACATCCGCGGGGATATCCCCGACAGGGTTCGGGGTGAGCGTGACCGCCGCCGGCGACGCCGTGTTCGAGATCAACGGCGCGCCCGACGAGCCGAGGTTCTGGGCCGCTCCATACACCGGCCAGAAACACTGCAAGGTGAGCTGGCCCTCAAGCACGCCCGACATGACGACGGTCTGCGTCTCCACCGCCTGCCACGACCCACCCCACACCTTGAACGTACTCACGTGCGTCGACCCGTCGGGGATCACCGTCATCGTCAAGGGCGCGTACTTGCTGGCGCGGCCGAGGCTCGCCGTCAAGGTCTGCTGCAGCGTGCGAAGCGCGTCCGGGTTCGCAAACTTGATCCTGACGGGCAGGCTGACGACGCGCTGCAGATTCATCTCCGCGGCGGCCTGGTCGATCTCATCCGGCCGAAGCTGCCCCGTCAAGAGCGCGTCGGCGACGGCCTGCGAGCCCCAGTCGATACCAGCCTGGTCGATCGCATACGCGCCACCGCTAGCTAGCTGCGTGCCGTCGAAGACGACGCTAAGCATGCCGCGCCTGGAGGCGATTCAACTCGCGGCTCAAGTCGCGGACGAATGCTTGGTCGAGGATCCGCGCGTTCGGAGCGTTCACCGTGACCTGCCAGCCCCCAGCGTTCGGGAGGATCCTCCCATTCGTGTTGGGTACGAATACTTCTGGACGCCGCTCGCCGACGATGTAGGGGACGCCAGCCATGACCGGTCCGCCCATAGCGCGATGCCCGAACCTGCCACCACCCGATCCGGTCACAGCGGTGTTACTGCTGCCACCCATCCCGAACACTGTTTCCAGCCACGCAGGGGGCGACGGCCAACTGATGTTCACCGTCAGCACAGACTCGACGAGGTTCTTGATCCAGTTCCAGACGTTTGACGCTTTGTTCTTGACGTACTGCCACGCCGCGCCGATGTGATTCTCGATCGACGAGCCGATGCTGCCAGCGATGTTGCTGATGTTGCTAGCGATCGAATGGAACGCGTTCGTCGCCATCGACTTGATCGTCGGCCACGCCTGCTTAGCGAGTCGGATCAGCGCCTCGGTGAAGCTGAGTTGGTGCGCGATCCATAGCGCGAGACTCCGCCATGAGATGCCGTGGATCTCCGCCCAGAACGCTGCCTTGAACGCCCGGACCGCTTCCTGCGCAGCATCGTGGAAGATCGCTTTCACCGCGGTGCGGAGACCCTTGTCGTTGTTCCACGCGTTGATCACCCCTTGGATGATGTCGTGCCCCCAGCGCAGCCCCGTGTCAGTGAGATGCAGGCTGTTGAAGAAGTCGATGACGGGCTGGAGCGCGCCCTTGACGTTCTTCGTGTCCATCACGATCTGACTACCAATATGGATCGGTCGCGTCTTCGTGTAGCCGAACAGGTAGTTGGTGAGCGAGTTCCACCACGACGCGATCGCGGTGTTCGCGTTCGACCCGCCAGAGCCGAACGCAACCTCGATCGCGAGCCGGAACGGCTTCTTCAAGACGTTCGCGACGCCATACACGAACTTGTTCAACATCGCGACACCCTCAGTACCCAGCGACTCGAACGCCTGCTTCAACGGGAGCTTCGCGATCCGGTTCAGGTAGGTGAGCGCCTGGCTCGCCGCGCCCGCAAGTTGGAGGAGTTCGGGGCGAAACCGCTTACCGAGCGTATCGATGAGGTTCGAGAACTGGTCGTGCAACTTCCCGAGGTTCAACTGGACGCCGAACAGCGACGTCTCATACGCGTCCTGCGCCTTGTGCAAGGCGATCAGCGCGTTCTCGGTCTGCGTCGCGTTCTTCCCGTACTTCGCGAGATCCTGGTTATACGTCTGCTGCGCGACATGCAGGGCGAGGAGGTTGTCGTGAACCTGCTGCTGCGTCGCGCTCGTCTTGAAGCTCTGCACGGCGACGAACGCGAACGCCGCACCCAAACCGCCGAGCAGCCCAGTCGCGACGAGGAGCGGCCCGGCGAAGGCGACCATCGCCGCAGTAAGGATCGTGACGACGTCGAGGAGCGCGGTCAGCACGAACGTCGCCGCCGCTGCGAGAGCAGGCAAGACGAGCAGCGCCGCGCCGAACGCGACCGCGCCACCCGCGGCGATGCCGAGTATCGGCCCGAGTTGGCCGATCGCACTGCCTATCCCCGTCAACCCAGCCTCACCCGTGCTCAAGCCCTTGAAGAGGTCGCCGAACGATGCGCCAGCGTTCTGAGCGAATCCACCAAGGCGGAGCAGCCCGTAGCCGACATTACCGATAGCGTCAAACAGGTTGAACGGGCCGCCGCTCATCGTCTTGTTCACCTTGCTGGCGGCCTTGTCGAAGTCGTAAAGGCCGCGCTCCGCGTCCTTCGTCGACTTCGAGAAGAGGCTCGTCTTGCTGCCGCTCTTCTGCGCTCCGTCACCGAACGTCTTCAACGAGGCGAGCGCACCAGCCAGCGAGCGTTCGAGGTCGCCGGCATCGCCGACGAGTTGGACCTCAATCTTCCGCGACGCCGCCACTACTCACCGCCCTGCTGGGCGTGTTCGCGGGCCGCGTCGAGCTGGTACGGCGTCAACTCACCGATCTCCGAAGGACTCACACCGAGTCCGGGGAACCAGTAGAGCTCGGGTCGCTCTCCGGGCTCGCGTCCCCAGTTACGGGGCCAGTATTCCCAGAAGAGCCGGGCGGCTCGTTCGGCTTTCCGTTGGGCTGCCCGTTCGGCTGGGGAGGAGGGTCGGCATCATCATCCGCAACGAGCAGGATCTTCCCTGCCTCCGAGTCCCACAGCACGTCCATGTCGATCGGCTTCCCCGCGCGCCGTAGCGCGTTCACGGCGAGGGCGACGACGAGGTCGAGGTCCTTATGCTCGAGCGCGTCGTTCAGATCCCCCGCGCGGACGCCCGAAATCTGCTTGATCGTATGCAGATCCCGGTTCGTGAAGTTCATGTCGAGCTCGTACTCACCGTCATACGGTGGTACTCCCTCGATCTTGATCTGTGGCATGTTCTCCCCCTAGCTAGTGGAATCCAGCACTCGCGACGAGCACGTCGAACGCGATCTCGACGCCCTTGTATGTCTCCTCCGCGTTGTCGTTGAGTGCTGGGATGAACCCTTTCGTCATCTGCAGCGCGCCGAAGTCGGGGCGCTCGCCTGTGACGGTGCGTTTCCGCTGCTCGACTGACACGCCGCGCTGGCGTACTGAGATGCCGACCGGGCCGACCTCGTTGTACTTCGAGATCCTGCTACGCGCATCCGCGGCGACAGGCCACGCCGCCTCACGCAAGGCGTCGCGGACCGCCTTCTGCGCTTCCTTGTCGATCAACTTGAGCGCCGCCATGCACTCGCGCCACCCGTGCAACTGGATCGACTCCTGCACTACGGCGTCTGCGCCTTGAACACGGCGTAGGTGATGCCAGCCGCCGCGCTTGGTGTGATCGTGGCGAGGCCGGTCGTCGCGTCCGCGTACGCGTCCGCCGGGAACGGGCCGAGGATCATCGTCCCCGTCGTCGCCGCGATCGTACCGCTCACCATCGACGCGATCGTCTGGCCGTACTTCGTCTTCGCCGTCGCCGGCGCGATCGTAACCGTCCTCGTCGCCGCGTTCGTGTTCAACACGTGGATGAGCGTGTCGCCATCCGGCGTGAACGTATCCGTCGCGCTCGCAGCCGTGTACGCGGGGATGACGCCAGCGGCGCCAGGGACTTGGGTTGCAAGCAGGGCCACCTAGGCCACCTCCAAGAACTCGAAGTAAGTGCGTGTGTGCTTCGACTGATTGCACCGCAGACACGCAGGGACGATGTTCGCAGGCCAGTCTGAGCCGCCCCGCGATAGTGGAATCATGTGATCTGGCGTCAACTGGCCCGCGGCCCCGCAGTAGACGCAGCGGTTGCCGTGGACTTCGAACCTCGCCATGAGATCAGCGAGTGTGTGCGACCCAGCGGCGCCGATCTTGCGCGCACGCCGAACCTGGGTGTTGTGCCGCACCTTGTCGGGGTTCTCTCGGCCCCACTGTCGATGCTTCTCCCGGTACTTCTCAGGGTCAGCCTCGTACAGTCGTTTGGCAGTAGCCCGCGCAGCTGCTCGTTTCTTCTCAGGGTTTGCCTTGCCCCACTCTGCTGCTCGAGCGATGGTTGCCGCCCGATGCTTCTCGTAGGTGCGCCGGTTCGCCTCGCGCGCACGTTCGGGGTTGGCTGCGCGCCATCTGCGAACAGCCTCTGTCGAGAGGTACTTGCCCACCTACGCGGTGTTCCTCACAAGGCCGGTCTGAGCGGCATTCCGAAACACCAAATCCGTACTTGCCGCAGCGCCGACACTGCCGGCGATCGGCTTGTACTGCGGCAGGAGCGCCGTGATCGTGTACCCCGGATTCGTCGTCGAGCGCGCCCCGTTGACGGGGCGGATCTCAACGACGAACGGCGTGTTCGTCTGGTGCAGCGGGAACATCTGGCTGTCGATGGATGCTGCTGCGTAGTCGTTGAAGACGGTCACCGTGAACGTGACGTCTCCGAGGCCGAGGACGATCTCGCTGTTCACGTCGCCCATTGACGTGACGTCGACTTCGGCGCGCTGGCTTGCAATCTCGACCGAAGACACATGGTTACTGATGTCTACGCTGTTGCAAATGACTTGGGCGTTCGATAGCACGAGCTTCGAAATTTCACTCACCTTCCTTCCACTGCGGGGCGACGAGTCCCTTGTGGTGCTCGCCGTAATGCGCTTCCACTTCTGCCTGATCTGAGAGTTTCGTGTGCCGCTTCTTGCCCTCGGCTTCGCAGGCTGGGCAGTTCATCGCGCCGGGCTTCCCGACCTGCTCGAGGATGCCCGCATCCACGTTCAGTTGGACGGCCGGGTCGGCGTAATCCAGGTCGATCTCGTCGCCCACGGTTTTCCCGTAGGCTGCTGCCTTGAGCTTGTATTTCATGGGCCTCCTCCGCCGTCTGCGAATACTCTGAGCGTCCAGTCAGCGCCCATCACCGGCGCGCTCCCAGGCGTCGGCTGGTACATCCTTAGGCCGGTGCATTCGGTCACCGACACGTCGTAGACGACACCGCCGAGCGTCTCGTCCTGCTCGATCGCCGCCTTCATCGACCCCGTGCCGCTCGGTTCGAGTAGCTGGTCGATGAGTTGCTGTGCGGCGATGTCGCCATAGGGGCCGACCATCGCGCGAACGGTGAACTCGGTGTAGTCAGCGCCGCGGTGCATCGCCAGGTCATACGTGACGAGGCCGGGGAACACGAACGCGGCCGGCAGGGTCGGAGTCGACAGGATGTAGGGGCTGACCTGGATGCTGGGGAATCGGCGTTGGATGTTCTCGGCGAGTGCTTCACGCGCGGCGGCGATCACTAGACGGCCATATTCGAGAGGGGCTGGAAAGCGCGCATCATGTGCGCGATGTCGGGGTCACGCGCGATCTGCGCTGCGCGTACCGCGGTGCCGTCCTCGCCGACCTGGATGATCCCGAACGGCGCCTCCCTAGCGCGCATCAACAACCGTTGCGCGATCAGGCCGACGCACGCCTTCACACCCGAGGGGACGGTCTCGTAGCCGAACTGGCCGACGATCTTGATCGCATCGACACCGCTGGGGATGTAGTAGAGGCCGCCGCCCCGTGCGAGGTGGAAGGATTGGTAGGGCTCGCCGTTCCCGCCAGCGCCGGCGAGGCCACTGGTGATCGGGAGTAGTCGGTAGTCGGTGGTCTGTAGCGGTGTGCTGTAGGTGCCGGGGCCGATGTCACCGATGCCATAGTCAAACGAGAGGCTCGTGATCGAGATGACGTCGCCGAGGAGGGCTTCGCGGTCGGTGAGCCTGGTGTAGTACCGGGTTGTCGCTGGTGCCGAGAGCGTCCAGAGCGCGCCGTACGCGTCCTCGAGGCCACGACTAGCCGCTTCGAGCGCGACGACGGCGTCGGGGTCGGCGAACGAGAGGCCGTTCAGGTTACGCGTCTTCTTGAACTCCTCAAGCGTCAGGTATCGACTCGTGCCGGGGACGTGGTCGAGCATCGTGATCGTGAACTCGGGCGTGTCCTGCGTCTTGCCTGCGGTGGTGACGGTCCACCAGGCGACGTAGTCGCCGGCGGTGTCGACGTCGATGGCTGCCCAGTCGTAGCGGACGGTGCCCGCCGGGCCGCTGACGATGACGGCCGCCGCCGCCGCCACCTTCAACGTCGCGCTCGACCGGAGGCGCATCGAGAATGTGACCGACGACGCTGACAGATCGAACGGAGTCGTGTCGACGAGGATCGTGTCCGCGAGCGAGGGGCTGCGGTTCCCCTTGTTGTGCTGGATCGCTGAGAGGATCGAGTTCACGGTGCCGCCTTCGCGGCGACGATGACCGTAGCCCAGTCAACGCTACTGCTGAGCGTGCATGTCCCGGCGTAGGTGCCGGTCGCGAAGACGATCTGTTCTTGCACGTCGAGGCGTTTCACGCCGTTGTTGTCCTGGCTGTCGACGAGCGTCCAGTTCGCGCCCGCGGTCGTCGTCGCCGCGGCGTGGTACGTCGCGCTGAGGAGCAGGTCGCTGGCCTGCGTCGTCACATCATTGCCGCTGCTGGGCGTGGTACTGGTGCCGGTCGCACCGATCGACGTGCCGTCGATCCACGAGGCGCTGGCGAGTCCCGCGTACTCGTACGCGATCGCGTCTGACGCGTTCACGCTGGCGCCGAACGTGACGGTGATCGTATCCCCAGCGACGAGGGCGGTGGTGACGCGGCCGATCAGGATCGCGGCGTGCGGCGTCGCCCCCGTGTTCATGTCGGCCTGGATATTCTTCACATACGTATTCGAGCGGCTATCCGCAGCGCTGATCGTCTGCGTCGACGCGAGGCCGTACCCGACGGCGATCGCGACGTGATGGCCGATCGGGATCGTCGCGCCGGTGCATGTGAGGACGAGCGTCGTCGACCCCGCGCTCTGCTGCGCGGAGGCGATCTTCTTCACCCTGGACGCGAGACCGGTGAGGTTCGCGTACTTCCAGACCCCGCCGACCCTGGCCTGGATGTGGCTGTTCGTCGTGTCGACACCGACCCACCCGTCAATCGGCGGGTGCGTGAAGTCCGAGTCCGATATAGCGCCGGCCTTCGCGATACTCTCATCGTCAAGGCGACGGAGGCGGGTGAGGCTAGCAGCATCGCACCCGCCGAACATGGTGAGGTCATTGTCGAGGTAGTAGCCGGGGTCGAAACCGAAGTCGGTCACGTTTGCGAGTAGGACGAGGCCTTTCGCGGTATTCGAAGCGCTGACACCGACCTGGCTATTCGACCAAGACGAGAACCGCATACGGCTCCCCTTAAGCCCGTTGAACGCGGTGTCGCTCGTACCTGCACTATCCGTGCCGATGATCACGCCATATGGGACGCACTCCGAACGGCACCCATACATCGCGACGCGGCTCGAACCGTCGATCCGACACCACGTCCCGCACCCCTGGACGTTCATCGTCGGCCCCGAGCGGAGCTCCGTGTTGTTCGCGGCTATCGCGATACACGACGCCGGCGGGTAGACACCGACCTGGTTCGAGAGGCCGTCGATGTTGTTGTACCCGGTGAATGTGATGTCGCTACCGAACGCGACGAGGTGCTGGAGGCTGTCGCAGAGGTTCACGTTCCGTAGTTCCATCGCCGAGTTCGCGCCGGTGCCACGATCCGATAGGAGCGCGACGCCGCCATAGAAGTCGCTGATCGTGCAGAGGTCGAGCGTGATACCACCGCTGTTCTGAATGTGAAGGCCAGCTTTCTGGTTCGCGAATCCTTCGATGTGGACGCGGCTCATCGTCGGCCCGCCGAACGCGTTCCCGATCCCATCCCCAAACGTGTAGACCGTCTCGTTCGTGGTGAGACCAGCCGTCGACGTGAGGGTGATACTGGTCGCGGATGCGCGACTCGAGATCGTCGTGGTCAGCCAGTTCTGCGTCGACGAGCTGGTCTGCGCACCCGCGCTCATCACGTAGATCGTCTTCCCGACGTCACCGGCCACGAAATTCGCTTCCGGGTCGAGGAGGACACCCGTCCCGGTCGTGTATGAGCCGCGTACGCCGCGCCCGGTCGCAGAGGATCCGAACGTAAGCACGGTAAGACCGGGTTTCATCGGGCGGAGCCTGGTCGTGCCATGCGCGAGTGTCCTCGAGTAGCCCGGCGAGCCATAGCCCATCAGGTGCCCCGGCTTCGTCACCAAGAGGCCCGATCCGAGTGCGCTCGGCCCGCGCAGGACGACGGTGTACCCGTTGTTCGCACCCGTCGACGCCTCGGCGGCGGTGATACACGCTTGGATGGCGGGCGCGTCGTCCGTGCCGACCCAAACCTCGGCGCTTGTGACCGACGTGCCCGCGTTCGTGTTCAGCGTCAGCGTCGTCGCGGTACTCGCCGTGCTGGTCGCATAGAGGTCTTCGCTGATCGTATACGTCTGCGACGACGCGATCGTCGAGCAGTTCTTCGTGAGGCGTACATGGGTACTGTCGATCAATCCCCAGACGCGAGCGGTGAGCGTCGCACCGGCCGGGCCAACACCGGTCACGGTGATATACCGGCCGACCATGCCCCGATCGAATGATGACCCGGTGAGGATGTTCGCGTCGCCCGCCACGGCCGTCGTCATCGACCCGTTCGC